TCAGACAGCCCCTCTGTCGGCTTTTACTGCCGAACTGGGATTGTTTTGCGATGGGCTGGCTTCTGCCCGACGTGGGGCAACTGTGGGGCTTACAGCCTCGTCTAGAATTTTTCCGTTTTCTATCGGAATCGCATCCGAAACAGGAAAGCTCACAAGTTTCTGTTCGGAGAATGATCTTCCAACCAGCCTGTATGACCTTTTCATGTTCCAATGTGCATCTCGATAAATCATTCTGGAAAAAGCCACACATTTAATCTCGCAGCTGTTTGTTTCGTTCAGCCTTGTCACCCGATGCGCCCCGGCATCCTCTGCCTTACATGCCTGTACTGCAATCTGCCCCATCTTCCGGTTGTACAAAAATCGGTAATGTGTCGGCCATCCAAGTGCCTCCAATGTGCTGCGGAAGATGGTGATTCGTCCTTCCTCCGCATTGAATGTCACTCCCAGCATCCCGGAGTACCATTTCTGTTCTTTTTCCTGCAATCTTCTCACCTCCAAAAAAAGGGCGCACTTCCCCCTTGGTATTGTAAAATCACTTTTAATCAAGCCCGGTATCGGGGACTGTCCTTCCTGTCAAAACTCCCATTGATACATAACCATCCATCTGTCGGACTTCTGATTCTCTTAGGTGTTCTTCTACAGGCACACCAAAAGTACCTGCAATATCATCCGGGTAAAATCCCTTCCGAGTATCCACAGGCTTAGTTTCCTGGTCTGTTGGCTGTTCTGCTACAGTTTCTTTCTTTCGATTTTGCCTCTCATGGAAGATTTCTGGCACGAGCAGATCAAAAACGTACAGAGTTTCCCCCTCAAAGGTAATCCTGTACCCCAGCACCTTATATCTGCATTCACTATCCCAATCCATTTCTTTATAGACCAATTCCGCAAAGGGCTTGCAGCTCATCTTCCTGCTCTTACGCTTATCCGGCTTTGCAATGCACCAGCGCAGAGCATCCTTGTCGTTTTCATCACAGCCACGCACAACAATGCGCTTCAAATCGTTATTGAACATGACGTGTACATAAACCACATCCTCCAGACCTGTAATGCAGGCTGTGTTGAATGTGATACTATCCTTACGAATCACGATTGCAGGATCACGAAGATGTGCAAATAACTCCTTTCGCACAACTTGATATCCATCATACGAAAAGGTACTCTGTAATTCCTCCGCTCGTGCATCTCTTTCATTTTCTGCCTGCTCCGCTGATGGGGCAATGCTTGTGTGTTCCTCATTCATTCGTGTCGGTCCATCCTTCCATTATTTCTTCCGCCTCATGGAGCAATGTATTCAGACCATCTGCGGTAAATGTATTCATTTCTTTAATTTCTGCTGCCGGCCGGAGTACATCCCAGTTTCCTGCATAATGCTCCTGCTGCAAAATGCCAACCTGTGCAATACTCATGATCGGCTGTCCAAAAGTTCCCATCCACTCTGGTGGAAAAATGTAAATTGTCTGGTTGACTGTTTTCTCCTCAGTCTCCCCTTCCTTCGGCGGCAGAACGATTTTTTCTATTTTAATCATTTCAGGCTCATCCAGTTCAAAAAGCATCAGCTTGTTGTCGCCCTGCTCCACAAACTGTCCTCGAAAACGATACTTCAAGCCTTCTTCCCATTCCATAATGTCGAAAAGTGTCTTTGCCAGACCACGGCAGCCAAGTGTACTTGCACACCAGCGTCCTTCCTTCAGCCTTCCCCAGTGGATGGCATTCGGGTTACCCTTTTCACACGGCCTACCACAAGATTTCCATCCTCGTCCTGATCATATCCCAGCAATGCCGGTGTCAAAAACAGACCTCGGCTGAACCGCCGGTCAATAGACCAGTTCATAATAATTGATTTGGAATGAGATTCTTCCTCCGCCACAGATGCCAGAATGGTCAGGATCATGCGGCCATTGCTGTCCAGCGTATAGATATTGTCTGCCTCGAATTTTACACCCACGGGCGGATCAAGATTTTTCAGCGTCTCAATAACTGAAAGGCAGTCAACAATGTTTCGGGCAAAACGAGCGATGGATTTTGTAAGAACCAGGTCTATCTTTCCCGCCTTACAGTCCTCGATCAACTGCTGCATTCCTTTGCGATGCTCCAGTGAAGTGCCACTGATGCCCTCATCGTCATAGATGCCGACAAATTCCCATCCCGGCTGTGCCTTTATGTACTCAGTATAGTAATTTTTCTGAAGCTCATAGGAAGAAGTCTGCTCATCATTGTCAGTGGAAACACGGACATAAGCTGCAACACGCCGAATAGAGGTGCTTTCTCCAAACCCCTCCACTGCCTTTGCCGGGATGACTTCCAATTCTGAAGCATTCACTCCCTTATATCTGTCTCTGATTTTCTGCTTGCGGTCTACCGCTTCTACTCCACTGCTTCCCATGTACTTCCTCTCATTCTTCCGGCTTTATGCTCCAATACCACTGACGCATCTTCCGATAACTTCGGATGCCGAGTTCTTTTTTCGTATTTTCTGCTGTCCTGCGACTGATGCCTTCGTCACTCATCCGCATATAGATTTCTCTTGCTCTCATATCGCCTTCGGAAAGCAGCTTTTTTATCAGGTATGCTGCTTTCTCAGACTTTGATTCAAACTTCGGAGGCTCTGACTCTGCTTCCGGGTCAGTTGGGATCTTACACTCCAGCCATCGAAAACCCTCCTCGGCCGTTATTGAGAAACGAATCTCTCCATCAGATGGGGCCAGATTGTTCTTGATCTGTCGTACAATGCGAATGTCTTTGTTTTCCGGATCATGCTCCATCTGCAGAACACTTCTGGCTGCTGCCACAACATCCACACTACCAATGCTCCGGTACAGATCTTTTGTCCCCTCTTTCTTGTTGAGGTGACCAATCAATACAACTGCACAGTCATACGCAGATGCCCACATTCCAAGACGCTGCATCAGCTTTCTCGCCCTGCCTGCAATCTGAAGGTCAGAATCACTCCCCAGATATGCCTGTATCGGGTCAATGACCACCAACCTTGGACGAAATTGTATAATCGCCTTTCTGATACGTTCATCATCCAGCGTCAAGCCACTGTTCATTTCTTCATTTATAAAAGCTACATTCCTACAATCTGCTCCACACGTTTCCAATCTCGGCTTGATGGTGTCTGAAGCATCATCTTCCGAACACTGGTAAATGACTTTCTGAGGCATTCCAATAGACTTTCCATCCGGCATAGTTCCACCCTTTGATAATTCTGCAATCAGATTCATCATCATGGTAGACTTTCCATCGCCGGGGTCGCCTTGCAGCAATGTGATCTTCCCGACTGCAATGAACGGATACCACAGCCATCGAACAGCTGTTGCTTCTACATCACTATATAATGTGAAAATTCCTGTTTCCTCTTTGCCTGTCATTCCCTTTACCTTTCATTTGCAGTCTTTTCCTACATTTATATTATAAGAGCTGCATGACATTTTGACTGCTACCTATCATGTAGCACGTTCCATGTTTTGCTACATAGTAGGTAGCAAAATGGCCTTAGACCACACAGCAGATAGGGGTGTGGCATTTTGCGGTCTTAAAAATCTCTCATATTCAGTTGCTATGTATTTTTCTCTGCGGGATAATCGTACCAGCCTTATGCGGGAAAACATAAGGAGGAACACATGGCTATTGACTATGAAGCCTTGGGCAAGCGTATTTCAAATGCCCGCAAACAAATTGGTATCACACAGGAGGCGCTCGGTGAACAACTTAACATGACCCGTAAACACATCAGTGTTATCGAAACTGCAATCAACCGTCCCAGCCTGGATACCCTGGTTGATATCGCAAATGCACTGAATGTATCTGCAGATGACCTTCTCGTAGACAGTCTGACGCACTCGGCATCTACTGCAGATTCTGAGATTCACCGTCTGCTTTTAGACTGCAATACAACGGAACAGGAAATTCTTACCCGCACCGTAAAGGAACTGAAAGCAATTTTGTATGGTTTAGGAATCTGATTTTGTAACTCATTGACGACATAACAAAAGGCCCGCATAAGCCACAGCTGCACTTCGGCTCACTCCGGGGTGCTGTCTGTGGTTCATGCGGGCAGGGGTAAAAAGAAGCCCGCCAGCGTTCCATGTAGGATTCTACACAGTGCGCCAGCGAGCAGTCATTTACTTACTTTTTCGGCTTAAACTTTGCGCTATAAGCATTTACTGCTGCATCGTGGATAAGCCATCCAAATTTTCTCAAAAAATCCAATCGCTCTTCATCAGTCATCCATTTTGCAAGTGTATGAAGAACTCCCTCGTATCGTTCATTTTCTTTTCCGTTAAAAAACTTACCTCCGGGTCCCTGCTTAAATCTGACGGGAATCCCATTTTTAATTATCGTCCAGACAGTTGAACCACCATCTGTCTGAAACATGTCCCCGACCATGCCGTCCAGTTCTCCGGCATCCATTCTTTTCAGCAGTTCTCTTTCCTCACTCGTCATCTTCATCACCCCCACAATCCTCTACTTTTATATCTTCCGAATCATACGCCCCCATTGGGTATTCCCGAATCCAGCCTTTGATTTTTAATATGTGGCCACATTCTGGACATTCATAGCAATCTTCAGAATTAATGCTGTACACAAGATCCGGTCCCATACCATTTTCTTTTTCGTAAGAGCTTTCATCATACATGAAGTCCTCAAGGTCAACATTTTCTTCATGACCGCAATGAGGACATTTGACTGCTCTTTCCAGAGAAACCGGCCGATATCCATACATATCCTCGATATCGATAAATTCCTCGCCTGCCGCTTCTTTTTCGCTGATGATGTCCCAATAATGCTGCGTCTGGAAAGTATCAAATTCTGCGCTGTCATCCAGAAGGTTATCCAGCATTTTTAAGGCATTCCGCTTTCGTTCAAGTTCATCATTGATAAAGCATCTCCATAAAGCCTTGTTCAATAGCGACCTCATAAAGCTCCTCTGTGCAGTCTTTATCAGAACAGCGCATCTTCCCAACACCATAAATCGCAAGTCCCTGCCGTTCCTTGGTATCTTCAATGGACTCTGCATCCACCCAGTATGCGGCAATCTTTCTCCTCTTGTGGACCATCGTCTTTCCGCACGCTGGACACGAAAGGTTTACATAGCCCTCATAGAGGTCGAGGTTCTCTTCGTCCCTTTCCGAGATCTCCCACACCAGAACCGGCGTGTTCTTCTTCGGGTTTGGTGCGATGGTGGCGCAGCCGCGGAACAAAAGCTCCCAGCCTGCCAGCACCGCCTGTCCTGCAATTTTTGCATCCGGGCATCGGTCTGCCATCTGCTCCACCGACAGGTTGCTGCCGTAGGCGATGTAATATTTCTTGTTCTTCATTTGAATCTCTCCCTTCGGTTTTATCCGCTCTTGTCTGGCGGTATGGTATATATCACTCTTTTGCCCTGATTTATCAAGGCCGATGCGCATCATATACTGCACAATGTTTTTTGCTTTTGATCGTGTACTCTTACATCATCTGCCGCTTCTTCAGATACCGGACGGCTTCCGTCCTTCCGATACTGGCTGCCAGTCCACGCTTCAGTGTGTCCAGCGGAAATCCCCAGTCGCTGTATCCGCCGTGCAGCAGTTCAAAATACTCGGCATCCGGGCAGCCAAGCCGCCGGTCCTCGTGCATCACATAAGCGATGCAGGGCTTTGCCTTTTTCATGCGGTTCCCGTTCAGGTTCCAGACCGGAAGCTGGAACTGCTTCTTGTAGTAGTATCGTGGGCAGCCCTCGTAACATCCACGAACTTCGGGGCCAGCTCGATGCCCCGGCACACACGGTCTGTTTCCTCACAGGCGATCAGTGTCGAGCCACTGCCGAGGAACGGATCAAGCACAATGCCGTTGGTCATAGTGGAATTGCGGATCGGATAGCTCATCAGACCGATGGGCTTCATGGTCGGATGGTCCTTGTTGGACTTCGGCCGGTCATACTCCCATATGGTCGTCTGCTTCCGGTCGGAATACCACTGGTGCTTCCCCTTCTGCTTCCAGCCGTAAAGACACGGTTCGTGCTGCCACTGGTAAGGACTGCGGCCCAGCACCAGCGCATTCTTCTTCCAGATACAGCACCCGGACAGGTAGAACCCGGCATCCTTGAATGCCTTTCTAAAGTTCAGCCCTTCCGTATCTGCATGGAAGATGTAGATGGAACCGTCGTCTGCCAGATGGCCGTGCATCTGCTGGAACGCTGCCAGAAGGAACTGGTAGAATTCCGAATCTCCCATGTTGTCATTCATGATCTTACCGGCAGTCTCTTCCACATCCACGTTATAAGGGGGATCGGAAAGGACCAGATTTGCCTTGGTTCCGTCCATCAGGGTGTCGTAGCATTCCGCTTTGGTAGAATCCCCGCACAGAACGATGTGCTTTCCCAGATGCCAGAGGTCACCCTCTTTGGAGAAGCATGGCTGCTTCAGCTCGGATTCCACATCGAAGTCATCTTCCTTGACCTCTTTGCTGTGGACCTTGTTGAACAGCGTCTCGATCTCAGGCGGGTCAAAGCCTGTCTTACCGAGGTCGAAGTTGGAATCTTCGATGCCCTTGAGCAGGTCAGCCAGCAGAGAATCATCCCATGCACCCGTGATCTTGTTGAGTGCAATGTTCAGGGCTTTCTCTCTGGTCTTGTCGATGTCCACCACCGCACAAGGCACTTCTGTGTATCCCAGTTCCATTGCAACAGTCAGTCTCTGATGGCCGCCGATGATCGTCATGTCGGCATTGACCACCAAAGGATCTGCGAAGCCGAACTCCGTGATGGAGTTCTTGATTTTCTCGTACTCTTTATCCCCCGGCTTCAACTTTTTCCGGGGATTGTATGCAGCCGGCTTGAGTACGGACACCGGCAGCATCTTTAGTTCAGCAGTCGCTTTCATGTAAGCCCTCCCGTTTTAGATTCACATGCGTATGACCCCGGAAAACGGCACGAAAAAGGAGCCGAACAAAAAGCCCGACTCCATTTCACTGCCATCTTCTTCTGGCTGCGGTTTCTCTGCCATCTCGCACCATTCCGGTTTTTCCCCGTTCACAGATGCCAGGACCTTATCTTCCGCATAGTCGATTGCATGTACACAAATACCCCCGGTGTTGAACAACGGGTACACACCGATCACCTTTTCACTCATGCTCCTTCGCCTCCTTCAGTCCATATCGAAATTCAAAATAACAATTTCTGCTGCAGAACATCCGCTGACTCCTGCTTTCGCAGATTGCCGTAAACGGACGGCCACAGTTCTGACAGAATGCTACCCTGCCAGCCTTTTCCCGTTTATAATTCCTTCGTTCATATTCGGCATAGCACTCATCCGAACAATATTTTCTCGGCGCACCTCTTCCACTCTGTCCGATGATCCTTCCACAGACTGGACATCTGCGTTCTTTCACTCGGCCCGGCGGCACCAGATGACAGCTTCCTATCTCCGGCAATCCCAGTTCCCGACAGTAATCCATCACCTGTTCCACAGGCATTCCCGTCTGCTCTGCGATCTGAGAAAGTTTCGTTCCACAAAGCCGCAGCGTCCTCACCTGCTCCCTGGCAGCATCAAACGCTGTTCCTTCAAAAACACAATCCATACGGATGCCATTTCTTCTGACATCCCGTTCAATACTCAACGGCTGCATCTTTTGCCTCCTTTCCTCTGCCCCGGTTAGCACAAGCCCGGCTGCAATATTTTCGTTCCAACCCGTACTGATGCCGGTAGGAAAACTCCCTGCCGCACACCGGGCAGATCTTCGACCGCACGGTCTTCCAGTTCTCCGTCTTCAGGTGGGTGTTGTTCCACCGTGACCGGCATTCTGGTGAACAGAATTTCCGTGGTCTGCCTTTATGATTCGGTACAATGGCTGTACCGCACTGAGGACAGAAGGAAAACGCCATGTCCCTTATCATCTCAGCCGTGTAATCTTCCATCTACCCTCACCCCACTCTCATTTTTCGCCGTTTCTTCGGCGGTTTCTTAGAAAAATCTCATAATTCATACGAAAAGCGGCGAAGTGGAAATCGGCACCGCCCCGCCAGGTTGGATCGTTGTTGCGACGTCCGATTCCCGCTCGCCCTCGCTCCTTCCGGAACAAGCTAAAATGTGCGAAAGCTCCCTGTTTACGAGAGGTTTCACACACTTTGGTTCATTTCGGGGAAAAAGAATGGCACCAGAACGAAAGCTCCGATGCCTGTACATTTTCCTGTTTCATTTTGCGCCGTTAATCCTCTGACCCCCGGCCTATGAATTTTGCGGTTTTTCACGCAAAAGGGGCCACCGGTCTCCGTGTGACTTCATCACAGAGAAGCGACCCCGGCCCCCGGTGGGAATTTGGCATGAAAAAAGCACCCACCAGATTACTCTGACAGATGCTTCTCTCAATCACATATTAGCTATCGCAAAAAGCCCGGAAGAATTACACAATGCGCCAGTGGGCTTCAGCATTCATTGCCGCCTTGCGATGTTAAACCGCCTGGCACGCTCTGATTTTATTAATCTCATTGGCCATAACGATTTTCAAATTTCGGATGTCGATATCGTTCTGCATATCGAGAAAATATCTATCCGACACTCCGAAATACTTTGCCAGCCTGAGCGACGTATCTGGAGTCACCTTTCTACGATCATGCAGTATATCCTGAACTCTGGACACCGGAACATGAATTTCCTGTGCCAGCTTATATGCCGAGATGTTCATCGGCTCCATAAATTCTTCCTGTAATATTTCTCCCATCGTAGGTGTAGCAATGTAATCGATCATGGAAATTCTCCTTTCCGCTTTAATATGCTCTTTCAGCATATTATGCTTTAGTGATAGTCAACGATTTCTACATTATAAAAATTATTCCCATCAACATTAAAACATATTCTGTACTGATCATTGATTCGTATGCTATATTGTCCCGCTCGGTTGCCCTTCAACAACTCCAGCTGATTTGCCGGTGGAACGCGCAGATCCTCCAAACATCCTGCATCATCTATCATGATCAATTTTCGCAATGCAATTCTTTGAATTGACTGCGGTAACTTCTTTGAAAAAATCTGATTGTACACTTTTTCCGTTTCTTTGTCTGCGAAGCTCTTTATCATAGCTCCATTATACCTGCTTTTCGTGTATACGTCAAGTAGGTATATTGTGTCGTATTATTATTTCGCGTATATCGCTCCAACGATTTTTCCTCGAAGGCCACAGGGCAGCAGCTTGCACAACAGGCTGAGGAACTTGTACTGTGCTCCTGCTACACATATCGGCTTGCATTTCTTCTCTATGATTTTTGCTATGTACGCACCGATCACTTCCGGGCTGGCTCCGTTCTGCTCATCCTTCTCCATCTGACTAACACTGCGGGAGATCCGGCCACCGTATTCCTTGTCGCCAACGATTACCTTCTGCCGTGCCTGCGTGAATCCAGTATGGATGTCACCCAGCTCAACAGCTGTCACCTGAATGCCGTATGGCTTCACCTCATTATCCAGTGCGCAGGAATAAGAGGAGATTGCCGCCTTGCTTGCGGAGTAAAATGCCTGGAACGGAATATGTGCGACCGCTGCCACAGAGCTGATGTTGATGATATGCCCTTTTCCGGCTTCCCGCATAGACGGCAGGACCGCCTTGTTTACATTGACTGTGCCGAAAAAGTTCACATCGAACTGCGCCTTCGCCTGATCAAGCGCTGTGAACTCCACCGCACCAGAGATGCCGAAGCCAGCACAGTTGACTACAACATCAATACCGCCAGCTTCCGAGAGAATCTCGCCTACTGCTTTCCGGACTGCATCTTCATCTCTCACATCCACACTGATGTGTTTTATTCCGTCCTGCGGTACATCCCGCCGACTGAACTCATAAACCCGGCATTCTTCAATGTTGCCGCTGTGCAGCGTCCAATGCCGGAACTGCCGCCTGTTACAAGAGCTGTTTTCATTGCTTTTCTCCATTTTCTTCCACAACATCTATCTTGAAGATGTTGTGGGTGTCTGCATCCGGGCAGCTGAAAACCGCCTGACCGTGCTTCTGTCCGGGAATCGAGCCGCCATACCGAAGGATATCGATGTATAACAGGGTGCTTTGCTGATTCCATCTTTAAATCCAACAAAGCGTTTTCTGTGCATCCATCTTGAATTTAACGACCTCGCATTTTTGCTTTAGTTCGTCTCTCGTTTGTGTAAGAGCAAAACAGCCTTGCTGAGATTTCTGTATTTGCATCACACTTTTTACTGTTAATGCAAAATAAGTATCTTCATAACATATTCTTGGTTTGCTCTCCGTTAGAAGAATGGAACAATTATACCTTGTTGCATATAACATCAACCTGTGTAAGATGGGTGCCATTTTCAAGGGATCATAAAGATCCTTTTGTCTTTCCATACACTGGCTTATATTTCTCAAAGCAACAAGACTCGGTTGAAATTCTGCAATTCCCTTTTCAAGTTCTTGAATACAATCCATCGCTTTTTTACAATTAAAGTTCACATACGCAATATTTGAGCAGTCCGCCTTCTGTCGTTCCAGGCTTGCTTTAACTGCGCCTATTTGTCCATCCTCAAAACCCTGATAAATAACTCTACTAGCCTGCCTGCTCATATTATCTACTGCCAATGCTCTTCCCATAGAAACGCTAGCTATGACTTCCGCAATCAGTGCTTCAACCGCATCTTCTGACCTTCCGTACAAAAAGGCAACATTTTTATGTGGTATTCTATATTTCCATAGCCACTCTTTCTTGGATTCAATATCACTATATGTTGTAATAATTGTATTATCCATCGCAAATTTCTTCTCCCGCAGCATAGCAATGCACACGCTTATTATCGTTTAGCAGCACAATCTTTGCCTACGCTAAATCAACCATTTTTTCAGCTTATAGCCAAACAACCTTTCCATATCCAACTCACCATCTTCTGTCCGAAATGCCTCATCAATGTTGCCAGTGGTGTTGAATTTTTCATCCTGAGCCAGAACAGATATGACTGTCATAAGAAGTTCACCTGTCGCATCCAGTGTATCTATATTTTCTTTCTTAAAGTACGCACCTACCGGCGGATCAAGTTGTCGAAGTTCTCGAACGCAGTTCAATGTTTCTTTCAGATTCCTAGCAAATCGAAAAACAGATTTTGATACAATATAATCTATTTTTCCGCTCCTGGCATCCTCCATCATGCGCCCAAATTCCTCATAAGATGCCCTGATACCGGAGTCACCTTTATTCATATAGATTTCTGTAATCTTCCAGTGCGGATGGCTTTTGATAACACTATTATGAAGTTCCTTATGATTTTCTTCATAGTCTGCCGCGGTGCAATAGTACACCTCAACTCGAATATCGCTTGGGTCTCGCACTTGTTTCCCACTATGTAACGAACCACTCGATTTTCGAACATCATCCACATCAGGTTTTCGTTGCTCACCCATAGCTCTACTTTTCCCCATTCACACACAAAAATGAATTATGCTGTTCCACTTTAAAGTACCTGCGCAGTCGGATAAGTGCACACTCTAGAATTTTTATGATCCGAGCGACATCACAACCCCAATCCTCAGCAATTTCATCTAAATCCATTTCCTTGTAGAAATGCAGCATCACCACTTCTTTTTGCCTGCGTGACAAGCGTTTAATTGCGATATATAGACGTTTCCATTCCTCATCCGCCAAAAAACAAAGGATATGTTCATCGTCAAAGTCCACCATAATAGCTGAGCACCAATCCGTACCATCATTACGCAGGGAAAATGCCTCATGCCTTAAAGCACAATTTTTACGGTTATGTTCAATTCTGGATTCGCCCTCCATAAGAAAGCGAAGCTCCCAACGTAAGTTTTCAAACTCCTTTTCAGGGATGCACACATGGATTCCATCCTGGAAATAATAGTGGTAATCTCCATACCGATGAATCGGCATAACCGTTCTTCGCGTTCCATCTTCATAAATAACATAACCGTTCTGATATACTGTAATTTTTGCGTTTCCAACGCTCGTTGCTGCTATGATGGTCTGCTTTTCCTGCAACAGTTTCTTATAAGTTGGGACTCGTCGATTTTCTGCAATGGGAATGGATCGCTTCAAATCCAGAAAGGACATACTCCGTTCTGGTGTTGTTTCTTTCTGCTCTGCCCTTTCTTCAAATTCATTCTGATATTTAAGAATCCAAACACCATCGCAGAACGATATTACTCCCTGAATGGTCTCGGCTTGCAAGTCTATTTTCTTCATGCAGGACAACCTCACTTTTCTGTAGATTGCCCTCAGTATAATTTCACATCATTCCAAAGTCACGAAATTACGATGCTTGGTTGCATCAACTTACTTTGTCTTTCGAACAGCAGATCTCCTACAAAAGAACTCAATTTCTCTATTGTCCGAAATGGTTTTATTTTCTTTTCCAAAAATTCAATCAGCGATCGAGCCGTACAATTGCAAAGTTTATACAGCCACATTATTGTACGATTTCTTGTACTATCTTCACAGGAATAGCTTTCCTCATTCATTACTATTTCGCAGAGTTCATCACGACTATATCTTTTATATCCAACTATAAAATCCGGCAGTTCCCGATGTGTTTTTTTACAGTTTTTGCAAAAAAGGACTCTTAGCACATAGCATCTCGTTTTCTCTTGCGCTCTTACTTTTCGCTTACAGGTGCCATGAAAAAAGAGCTTCCTCCCACAGTCCGGACAATACACCGTGCTTTCTGAACGCACACGAGCGATTCCATTTTTTACTTTGATTATACAGTCTCGAACATATACCATCATTCAATATTTCCGGTGCTTCGCAATTATATTTCGGATATTCGATCAAAGTCCACTCAAATCCACTTCGTAAGTCAATCCTTCGGAGAGTTGTTCCTGCTTAAAGAAAATCGCCATATACCAGGGAAGATATAAGATTCCATCTTCCACCTGCACATTATCTTTGCAGAAAACAATTGCCTGCTTTGCTTTCCATTCTTCTACTGCCAAAACTTTATCCAGTGCAGCATGCTTCTTGTAGTCATTGCCAGACTTGATTTCCACCAAATCGATGGCAGTGCCTTCCTGCATCACAAAATCCAACTCACCATATCTCTTTGTGTCAAAATAATGCAAGGAGAAACCATTTGCAACAAACATCTGGGACATTACATTTTCCAAAATGCTACCCATATTTACGCTTAAATCACCTTGTAAAATGCTGAATTGGATATTGTCCATTGAAAGAGCGCAAAGCAGTCCCGTATCCCCCGCATACAACTTGAAAAAACTGCGTTTTTCATTTAACTTCAACGCTGCCTTGGGTTCCTCAATATTGTAACAAGGATTTGCGATCCCCGCATCCACCAACCAGTTAAAGCTATCTCCATATCGATCAAGGCGTGCGCTCGTCTTTAGACTACTCACTGTAAAGCGCCGATTCTTTTCGTTTAACTGAGAGGGAATCGAATCGAAAATTGCTCTGATTTTTGGCCTGTCATTTTCTGCTGCATATTTAGAAATATCCTGCCTATACAAATCAAGGATTTCATTTTGGTCTCGAAGTACCCGCCCTATATCATGCGTTTGGACATAGGTCTGAACTACTTTCGGCATTCCGCCAACAATGATATAGGAATAAAACAACTTCTTCAGTGTTGTATGAATGACATCAGAAACAGGCGTTCTTGCATCATATGCTTCTCTCATTGTATCAATTGTTGTCCGCTGAACGCCGTTTGCAAGAATAAATTCTTCAAAGTCCATCGGGTACATTGTATACAATTCCTCGAATCCAACCGGTAATGAACGAACCACTTTATTCTTCACACCCAAAAGTGAACCCGTCTCAATATAGTCAAATCGTCCATCCTCAACCAAAAACTTGATTGCAGTTCTGGCATTGGGGCATTCCTGTATCTCATCAAATAAAATCAGCGTATTGCCTGGAATCAATGGTTTCCGCGCCAGTGCCGACAGCCCTTCAATAATGGTATTCGCATCGAGATTTCCATCGAACACCTTTCTTGCATCCGTATCGGAGACGAAGTTGAATTCAATAAAGCATTTATACTCATTTTTTCCAAATTCACGCACTACTGTGGTCTTTCCAATTTGTCGCGCACCTTGAATACAAAGAGCAGTCCGACTCTTTTGCTGTTTCCACATTTTTAGTTTGTCATAGGCCTTTCGATACAGCATATACGCTCCTCCTCATCCGTGTTTTTACCAGTATCTTACCATATCACAGCCTAATTATCAACGGCTTCGTAACAAAATTCTTGAGTTCATCGATATTGTTTGCGACAATTTTCTCAACTATTGTTATGTTATCTGCAACAAAATTCTTTCTTATCCGTCATTGGCGGCATCCATCATTCATAAAATCAGGCGAAAAACCGTCTAATGTACGGAGCAATGTCCCTTACCTGTCAGCTTTGCTGCGCCGTCTTTGGTCACACTCCACCCACTCTTCCAATGTCAGCGGCGTGTAGTCCGAATACATACAGAAGCAGTTGATCATCTGGCACGGCACTGGCTGCGCTGTTTCCTGATGGGCACTTTTCCGCATCGTGGCTCTGGTTTCTGCGCAAAATTTATCCACCAGCACTTGATCCTCCGTCTTATGGATATGCCCGTGCAGCATATAAGTCAGCGGCGTTCCATCTGCCCCACGTCGAAACTGGCCGTTATAGCAGAATACCGGATAGTGCATCAGCACGATTTTTCGTTTGTTATCATGGATCTCCGTATAATCCTTGACCCACTCAAATCGGGATACGTCAAAATCCTTGTCTCTTAAGTACCGCTCATCGTGATTTCCCCGAATCAAGTAGAGCCGCCCCTTCAGCCGACACAGTATTTCGTTGGTTTCCTTTCCGTTGCCAAGAGACAGATCGCCAAGGATCACCACCTCATCCCGAGCATGGACCTTTTTGTTCCACTTTTCTATCATCACTTCGTTCATTTGCTCCACGGATTCAAAGTCACGGTTGTCCATTTCCGTCAGCAGATTTTTATGATAAAAGTGGCAGTCTGCTATGTAATATCTCATGCCCGCCCCCAACTATTATAACAGTCTGCTTCGCCATAAGCGAAATTTCCGTTTTTAAATTTCGTTTTTATTTCGTTTGAAACGAAATGCTCTAAAAGTCTATTATACGGAGAAAGGCGCACCGCATAGTACGCCGCTCCTCCTGGATTTTTCACAGTCTTACCTGCGCTCGTGCGGGTTTAAGGTTTCCGCACCGACCATGAGCGGCACGTTATAAAACGCCAAGAACCTGCTGAAACACACGATAATTCGTGTCATACTGCGTTGTGCAGTATACAGCGAACTCAATTATTTCAAAATTCATCCGGTATTCTTGTACTACCGTTTTCATCGCCTGTGCCACAACCGCCGGCGGGTTGCGGAATGCACCGCAGCCAAATGCACCAAGGATAACAACCTCGTTTCCTTTTCTCCATGCGATCTCCAGAACTTTACGCATTCTCTTTTCATGCAGCGCTTGCAGCTCTTCTCTGCTGATATGTACGGCGGAATCGCCGTCCCCGGCGTTCATTTCGTTGCTGGGACGCTCTCGCAAGTTGGGTGCTGCGCAGGTCAAAACGTTGACCGAATACCACTTTTCCTCCGGCAACAGTTGTGGATAATCCATGTCTGATTTAAAGACCATCACGCCCGGCGTATAAATGCAGTCATCGTTATGCAGCGGGTCACGGGCACGCCGATGGGGTGCATAAAATTTCTCCCATGCACGCTCTGCCTTCAGGTTTGGATAGAGTGTAGAGCAACGGCAGATCGCTTCTTCCTGTGCAGACGAGCCCTTGATCACGCCACCGCCAGGATTCGTCGCCGATGCAAAATTCAGCACACAAACTTTCTTTCCTGCATATGCGTAGGGTGCCGCTACCTCCAGAGTGCGTTTGGAGCTTACTACTACTTGCGCTGGCTTCTGATAAATCCGATGCTCTGGGCCATACCAGTACCGTCCCATGCCCGTGAAACACTCTTGCGCAGCACTGGAATTCTTGATTGCAGAGATCAGCCGTTCGTTGCTGCTGTACAACCGCTGTGTATCTTCAAAAGTTTCTACATTATCCTGTCGTCCCATTTTCACACCTTCTTATTTTCAGCTTCACCCTTCAGCCACTGCGCCACAGCTTCCGGATCTCGTATCACCCACAAGTAAAATTGCCGCACCAAATCTTCTATCTTTATTTTATAGCCTTTGCAGATTTCTTCAAGTACCGCCTTGTCTCTCTCTGGCATAGAAATCACATAGAGCCACTCTTTGTGCTCTTCATCAAAGGCACAACGCACATCATACGACTCTGCTGCAGAATTTTCCGACACAAGATTTACGCACTGGGCATCATCTTTAATTGAAATACGAATTTCCGTGATCGGCTGTCCATTGACAAGAACGGATGTTTCTTTCCGGTTACTCAGCCCACTCGTTGCTTGAATCAGCTGTTCCAATTTCATTGTTTCCATGTTATTTTCTCCTGCTGCATTTAATCATCATCGTTCATTCTATTAAGAGGACACTCTAGGCAACAATTTACCCATTCACCATTTTCATCTAAATACGAGTTATCTCCGTATAAACTGCATTCATAGCACAGTTCATCTTCATCATCGATTTCGTCATCTTCATTTTCAGGAAATTCGTCAAAATCGTTGTACATAAATTGAATTTTATCGATTTTCTTAATGGTGTGGTAATGCCCGCAATACCATCTATCATAGTATAGTTGCTCCTCGATGCTGTCCAGCCACTGTTCTGTTGACTTATCCACGGTGCTCTGGTCGATCATCGGCAAAAATACTTCTGTCGGCTCGAATTTTAAAGGTGCAGTATGGGTCAGAACCACATCAACTTCCCAGTCCATCCCCTTCAGCTTTTCTTCCACCTGACGTTTAATTTCATCAGATGGCTGCTCATCCGGCCACCATGCAAGGCCGTACAGCAGGCGGTAATTCTTGTCCACGCTATATGCGCCACCAACCACAAAAGTGAGCAGTCCGTTCAACTCATACCGTTCTGCGTCTTTGGCAAACAGGATATGCGGATAGTCGTCTTCCATGTAAACTTTGCCACCATTCCAGTCTGCTTCATGGTAGGTCGGGATCGTCTGCGGCCGCATTTCATGATTGCCATGGATTGCAAAAATCGTAATGGGCAGCGATTCCAGATACTTTTTCTTTCGTTTATCCTGTTCAGGACCATAATAGTTGATGCCTGCATCGCCCAGAACGATCAGAACATCATCTTTGCTGGTCTGCATCTTTTTGCAAAGCCGCGCTACATTTCGGAAATCTCCGTGGGTATCCCCTGTGATATAAATCATGTGCTCACCGCCTTGCAATTTTGTATATTTCAGTATATAATAAATACAATAGTACTTCCCACGCCTCTCATAGAATTATGATGCGTACCACGGGAAGTCATTTTAATTTATGGCTAAGTGTTTTTATCTTCCCGTTCCATAACAGCCTGCAAATAGTTTGGTATCGCTTCTTCCAGTGTTGCACCATAGCTTTGCAGTCGCTTTTCCAGATCATGCTTTTTCTCCTCAGACATCCGGAAACTGTAAATGTAATTATTCTGCTCTGGATCGTATTGGATATCTAACAACATATCACTCATTACTGTTTTCTCCTTTGCAGAAGTTTGCATTCTGTTTCTGGCTGCCAGATGGCTTTTGCAGCAACTCGCTCTGGGTTTTCATCGTCGGACAAATGTATGGCATCCGTAATTTCGTACTGCATAATACGGTCGACATAGGAAGTTGATCTGCCCTGCGGCACAATGCCGATCATATCGGTTTCTTCAAACCGCGCCGCCATCTTCAGACCATCGTAGATTTTCACCGGCAATCCAACTTTGCGCATGGCAAGATAGCCGTGAATCGTATCTTTGCTACGATGATAAGTGCTGCCGGAGAGACCGTAATAAAATCCATTTGACGATTTCATAACCTGAAGGTGCATACTGTATTCTACGGAGCCGGACGGCAGGATTTCCCATGGATGGTGCCCGTTGAATTCATAGTATGGCCCTTTTTGATCGCGCCATTCGGCAAATGCAGCGGCATCATCCAACGGCACGCAGGACAGACCATCATCCCGGCCGTCTGCGAACATATAATACAGTTCTTTCGGCGTTGTTCCGTTATACCGCAGGTGTTCCTCCTTGGAGTCCTTGAAAGGAAAATGCACCCGCTGTTCCATCTGAACGGCTTTATAGCACACTGCGCAGGCTTCATAAAAATCACGAGCTGTCATATGCCGCATGCAGTTTCCCGGTATATAATCCGTCAAAAACTCATCCTTGCAGCGCAAAAATTCTTCAATCTGCCAGTCTTCAAATGCGCCGCGGTAATCTGCACGGTCTTCCGGGTAAATATCCCAATAGTCTTTCCGGGAGATCACGCCGTATTTATAGTCATCCGGCAGCTTTTCCTGGATTTCAGCATTATAGGTATCAGTGCGCAGCCTGTCCAGAACACCACTTGCCATTTGAATCAGCCAGTCGAGCAGCTCGATTGCATTGAACGGATTTTTATCCTCACATGGATCATTCAAGCTCAAAACCGGCTTTCCGTTCAGGAGAATGCCAAAAGACTCCTCCTTTCGACAATTCGTGTGCTGCACAGACACGAATTTGTACCAGTATTCTTCTTTCGTATATTGCTCCCGCATGGCTTCCGCAAGTTCTTCTTCGGTAGCATCTTCGTCGTAATACGGTCGAAAATCTTCGATACTGCCGCGCTTTGCTGTCATCCAGAATTCACGGCGGTTATCCCGGCCGACAGGTGCAATCTGGTCAGTCAGGTGGAATAAGTACATCAGGGCATGCCGACTCTTTTCATCCAAAGTTCGCGGTGTCCAACTACATCCACACATGACACCGATCCAGTAGTCCACATCAAATGCGTTCATCCGTCAGCCTTCTTTCCATGCAACGTCATATTCTTTCCGCAAAATGCTGCCGCACATCTTCTGCCGGAATCCAACCATTTTCCTCGCCAGATGTCCGCCCTATTGCCAGATCATCCATAAGAAGCTGCCGGGATTGCTCCTCGATGATATCTCCCAGTTCTTGGATTCGATCTGTCAGATAGCAGCATAGATTTTTCAGAAATTGCGTGTCCTTGTCTGCCAACAGTATGTCGCGTTCTCCCTTCGTCAGATCGGTAAAGCACACAGATTGCCCCACGCCGTCCCGCACAATACGGAAATAGCAGCCATCAAGTTCTCGGTTCACGCTCAATCAACTCCTTTGTTCCCGGAAAGCCACATAGTTCTGCCATTCGATCGTATAATTCGGCGCTCAGCACGATGTACCCTTCCCCCGCTTGTGTGCGAATCACCGCAGGGTTTCCGAATCTGCGGAAGAAATCTTCCTTTCCTATGTTCTCTGCAAATTCATCTTGTGTCACCGTTGGCAGGTACATAAACTTATCGGTTTTCATTTTCCTCACCGCCTCCACAATTCAGCGCCTTCCTTGCCTGCACCGCCCATTGCTGTGCCTGCTCAATGTGCCAGTTAGCGGTTGCCTCGTCCAGATCATACTCTTTTACAATTATTTCGCGCAGTATATCTGCTTGTCCACCGGCTAGTAAAAAGCCTTCTGCGAAATTCATCGCACCAATTTCGTTATAGCTAGACATCCTATATTCTGCTCCTTTCCCTGCACGAGCGGCACTGGAAGCCATTTTTTACATTATTCTTCTCCAAATTCGTCCTCGTCCGAGGTCTGTTTTCCGCCATAGAGTGTTTTCAGCGAAAGGCGGAACTTACTTTTCTTATTGTACTCAATGATCATCGCCTCGGAATAACCCAGAGCACCGGGGCGGCGTTCTTTGGCCGCACGGATAATCGCCTTCACCGACACTCGGCCAACATGGTCTTTGAATACATCCTCTTTTAAGGAATCCCCATACGCCACAACGATGCGGGCAATGCCCATCAGGATACTGCCGGACAGAGAGTTGTTTTCACCTTCCCATGTAGCGATTGCAAGCCGGAGGGTCGTATCCAGAACAGCCTGCCCGTATTTGTCATAGATACGTTCCAGTGTAGATACTGCACTGATGCCGTTTTTCGCTTTGGTCGAGGTAATTGCCAGGCCATAGGACTGCACAATGGCCTCGATCATTTTCTGTTTAGGGTCATCCGCTTCGATATGCGCCTTGAAGGTCTCGAAAGAGGACAGTGCCTTGACGTGCTTTTGCTGATCGGCAAAGATATGGGCTTCTTCCTTATATTTCAGGTCATCGTAAATCATGCACCACACAGGCGTATCACGGGAGCCGGATTCGCTGGCGATGATCTCAATGGTGTGCTGTCCGTCAAATACATAGTTAATACCGTCCCGACGGCTCACTTTCACCGGATTGATCTGGTACACGTCAAATTCTTCCAGAGCTTTTCGGATATGATTTTCGGACAATGGGCGCTGGTAATCCTGATTGGAAACCAGATTTCGGATGGGGATCAGTTCAAAGGACACATCCGGGATGCAGCGCTGCTGCGCTTGGGTCAGCATATCTCCTGCAATCATTTTTCAATCACCTCCAGCGTCTGCGTGATCTGTTCTTCCAGTCTGCGCAGGCTCACGGCAAGCTGCGCTTTGGTCGGCTCGGACACCAACTCTATATCCGTCTTTGCCCGGGTTCGTGCGATGGCATTTATCCATGTGGGAATCGTCAGTGCTAATCCACGGAATTCCATATCAGGATCGAATTGCGGCATATCTTTGATACCAACTTCAAGCGGCGTTGCTGGCTTTTTTTCCTCCGCTTGTGTCCTTTCCTCAGTCTGTTTTTTGTGTGGCTTTCTCCGTCTCATTTTCACATCTTCTTCTCGCAGCAGTTTTCTCCTGATACCGATTAGCTTTGTTTCATCCATTTGTGCAAACTTCCGCAGTTTTTCAAAGGATACAACGATTTTGTTCTCAATAAGTGCCGTAAAAAAGACTTCATCCTTTTCTGCAATCTCATCCAGAAATTTTGCCAGCATACCATACGACTCTACTGAATTATACGACATTGAAATCTGCACTGCTATTACTTTGGATATACGATTAACTGGAATGCTTACCAGCTGTCCTTCCTCTCCTTTTTGCTTGATTGCTAAATCCAGACTTTTTCTTCGTTCTTCTTTTCGTTTTGCGTGAATCCTCGTTTTCTCTGCGTTATACCATTTTCCTACAAGGTACTTATAAATCGTTTTGTCCGCAGAAGATTCCTCAACTCGTTTTTTGCATATCCAGATAATGGCATCCTCTCTGGAGACAAAATTCATTTCTACTGTTTTGTAGTCCATCTCTTCGTAGCTGCAAATTTCATACCGTTTGTGCCCATCCAGAATGCATCCGTGCCAAACAGCGATGGGGTCCATGCAACCTTTCCGAATCAGGCTATTTTCCAGTTTTCGTTCTTCTTCTGGGGACAGTGGAACGCTCAGTCGTTTGAACTCCGGGTCGATTTGCCAGACCTGTTTCATGTGTTTTCCCTCATTCCGCTTCCGTGATGGTTTCGATGTCGTTCATATCAAAGGCAGCTGCATTCTGTTCCTTCAGCAGCCTTCCGTGCAGCAGGCAGGAGTCCTGTGCCCCGACCTGCGGTGCCACCGTGCAGATACCGTCCAAAAGCACCTTGCTCTGGATGCAGAAGGAATTATCCTCCCAGCACCGGACACGCAGCGCATCCACTGTTCCCTCCTCTGCCGCCAGCACCACCAGCTTTTTGCTCTGCGGGTGGATGCCCAGCGACACGAACGCCGGGTCTCCCATGGCTTTCAGCGTTGTGCGGTGGATGTAGATACGGTTATACTTGGCACTGATGCGCAAGCCAAGCTCGTTGTCCTGTTTCATAAGGAATCACCCATACTTCCCTGCGGCTGTGCCTGCGGATGTACCTCGGTCTTTTTCCCGTTTACCGTGATGACCGTGTAATTATCAAAGGTCTTGACTGCCAGAGAGCGGCGGCTCTCGGAATAGGTGGGGCCAAACTTGCCGCTCCACTGTTCCGCAAAGACGGATTGGCGGCTGCCGACCTTCTTGCCGTCCCGGTTGACCACCTTGGGGAAGCATTCGCTGGACGTGAGGTCAAAGGCGATCAGGGCTTTCCCATTGGCCTGCACCATCTTGCCCAGCACCTTATACCGATAATCCGGGTTCCAGTCCATGATCTCACACAGAGTCAGAACAAAAAGCTCTCCTGTCCGCTGGGTTGGATATCGTTTTCCTTCTTTTGTTTTACCCCAGCGGTATCCGGTGATCTCAATTTCATCGCAGGGCTTGAGCAGGAGTTTCTTCTCCTTGCGATTAACGAGGATCTGCATATATTCCACATCTGGCAGCAGGCGGACACAGGCAGTGTTCACGCCGATCTTGTCCACATTCACCGTCAAGGCCGGTTCCTTGATGTGGGCGAAAAACTCCGGGCGGACGATCTCATATTCACTAAGGTCGATTTCTTCTTCCCCTGTCATGGTCATCTGCGCCGCCCCAACTGCATCCGGCAGCAGGCTCATCTGTGCATTCTCTTCCATCATTTCTGTACGTCCTCCTCAAACAGCTCCCCCAGTTCTTCTTGAATGAAGCTGCGCAATTCATCATACGATGTGACCTGAAGCTCCGTTCCGGTGCTGACCATCTGTCCGGCAAGCCTGGTCTGCCACTCCTGCCGGGTCAGATTCCGAAGCTCGGTCATGCTCTTTTCTACGTAATACCCATTGCCGACTCCCTGCCCGAAGTCCCCCACGACACCACGGATACGCTTGCCCTGCCGGCAGATGTTCTGGCCGGTGGCATCCTCCACGGTGACCTCGTTATTTTTGATGTACACGCTGGCGTTTGTTCCGGCATAGATGCAGGCGGCATCCTGCCCATCCCGGTAGATGCGGCCATAGAGCTTATAGTTATTATCCTGCTCCCAGCCGAAGATCTGATACAGGGTCTGGATATAGGCCTTGGCTGCTACCGAACGTGAATGACGATTGCCCCGGACACCGTTTGCCCACTGGATAGCACAGCGGTTATCCTTATTGGTGGGGCGCACGGCGATTTCTTTCCGCAGCGGATGCACCAGCAGCTCTACATAATTATCTTTCAGATCCATCTCCCGGACGCCTGCCACACTGAAGGCAATACTATCCTTGTGGAGCATGATGGCAGGGACGCTCTGGTCACTGAACAACTTGAAGTCTGCCACCTCATATCCGGTCAGGTCGAAAGAGCCCTCCCGCACCTCTAACCGGCTTTTCTCTGCCGGGTTGCTGTCCACGCTCCTGCAAGCGGCGATGTAATCTTCCTTGGTGAAGCTGCCCCACTTAGGATGGACAATGACAAAGCCTTTCAGCAGACCGTCCGGGATGATCTGCAGCTCCGGCAGCAAGGACGTACCGCCGAATCTGGCATTGTTCATAATGCGCTGAACTGCTAAAAAGTCGTTCCGGTCGATGATGGCTTCATGGTCATCCCGATAATGGCTCTGGGGCTTTTCTCCCCGGTTTTTGAAAGACTTCTGGTCGTGGACATCCGCTGCAAACTTGGTGAACCGCTTGCGGGTCAGCACATCTCCGCAATACCGTTCATTCCGCATACTGGCTGCCACACCGGAGGCAGTCCACTTCAGATTGCCCAGATAGGTTCGCTTGCTAAGCTTCGTGAGGGTATCTGCAATCTGCTGGGTGGAATATCCGTACAGGTACATATAGAACATGAGCTTGGGGATCTTGTAGGTCTCCGGGTTGACGACGAGCTTGCCGTCCTCGTTCTTCACAAAACCTAGCAGCTCCGGAGTCAGGGGCAGACCATGATCCAGCCGCATCCGCAGAGAGGTCTCCATGCTCCGACTGCGTATACGGGATTCCTGCTCTGCCATCTGTGCCTGAAACGATAAAGTCAGAAGGTGATCGTAGTTCATGGAATAAAGAGCTTCCGATTCAAACCACACACCTATATTCTTTTCTGCCAGTCTGCGAAGGACGCTTAGGAAATCCACCACATTGCGGGCAAATCGAGATATATTCTTCACAATAATTAGGTCGATCTTTCCGGCATCGGCATCTGCCAGCATCTCATTAAACGAGTCTCGGTGCTGCATTGTGGTGCCGGATTTTCCTTCGTCCGCATAAATCTTCACCAGCACCCACTGAGGGTGCTGTGCCACCAGTTCCTCGTAATACTTCTGCTGCAGCTCAAAAGATGTGGTCTGCATGGGGTTGTCTGTAGAGACACGGGCGTAGATAGCAACACGCTGATACTGGTCGGCTTTCACATGGTCGTTCTGCTCTTTCGCCGGGAAGTACTCGTATTTATCCGGATCAACATAAGCCTGCGTAATGCGCTGCCGCACCTGGTTCTGCTTTTGGGCATTGGTCAGTTCTGTCTTTTCCACTCGGTTCACTCCATTGCATCCGTTTCTTCGTCAAGGCTCAGTTGCTCTGCCTGTCCCAGCATGGCAGGTCTCGGCATTGTCGAAAGCATCGGCTCGTCCAGTTCATCCGCCGGGAGAGTCTGCATCCCTCCGGCAACAGACCCATATCCCGCAGGTCAGGCTGGTAATACGAGGCCAGCGTAAAAATATCTTCGGAAATAAAGTAGATTCCCACAGGATGCTCCTGTGCCGCCAGCATCCGTGCCATAAAGGACATCTCTTTCCAATCGCTGGACACATTGCTGACCTTCTGCGTCACAATGAGGTCTACTTTTCCAGTAAAACAATCCTCTAGCAGTCGGCACCATTCTTTGGAGTACTCCATGTGCGGGGCCGTTGAACCTTCGTCCACATAGAAATCCACCAATGTCCAGCGCGGACACAGAGCGATGTCATCCATGTACTGCTGGATATGCTTTTCCAGATAATTCTCATGCCGGGTCTGGTTGAAATAGCGGATGTACACCCCGATCTTATACGGCGTGTATGGCATGGGATATTCATGCGGGATGCTGTCCAACCACAAACGATGCCGTGCAAGGATTGCCTTCTTGGGATTTTCCTTGATGTGGCGGCGCAGCACATTGGAGCTGCCTTGCGCAAGGGCAGGTTCCTGTGGCGCTGACTCTGCAAGCCGTATTCCCATGTTTGTCGCCTGATCCATATGTACTTCCTCCTGCTACGCTGAAAATGCGCCGATTTACTGCTTATTCCTTTATCTATAATTCTATCTCTGTGATGCTTTACTCTCAAGGACACCCATGTCACTTTTGAGAGACATCTCGCAAATTATTTTTTATTTGAGGATGCCTCAGTGCCATTCAGCATTTTGGCAATGGTGCTGATTGCATCGCTCACCTTCCGAAGATTCGATTTTGTCAGATTCGCAGCCAATGCGTTTTCCAGCTCTCGGCAAGCGCGTCCCACCTGTTCCTTCTCCTCTGACTTCTGTGAAACGTCCGCCCCCGCTTGCCCATTTACTCTTTTTACAAGAGCGCACTCAGGAAGATTCAAGGCCTTTTCCAAATCATATAGCGTTTGGACCGAAGGGATACACTTGCCCCTCTCAATGCGACCTACATGTTCCCTCGTGATTCCAGTACGCCATCCCAGTTCTTCCTGTGTCCAACCACACTGCTGTCGGCATTCCTGAATGTAGTTTCCAAGTGTGTCATTCTTTTTGGTTCGCACCACCAGCTTTTCATCCTTATTCATTTTTATATCTCCTTCATTTTCTTGTTAATCCAATCTATAGTTCAAAAAATCTTTCCAAATCTTTCTCACTCAAGAGCTGTCAAGACTTTCGACGAATTTTCTTTTTAATCCAATTTTATATTCTAAAGCCCAATTGACCCTTAATTTCCATTTTTTTATTTTTTGTTAGGACTTTTCTTGCACACGCCAATCCGAAGAAATACTGGGTAAAGATAACTTGCGCCAAAAGTCCCCAGTTCCTTTGGCCCATTGACAAAACCTTTTTCCGCTTGAATCTGCCTCGCCTGATGGAATGCTTTCATCACAGTCGCCTTGGTCACACTCTTCTCTTTTCGATTGAAAAAGATTTCTCCGCCTCTCACGGTGTACTTCAACGGCAACCCTTTTTCTGTAGCAAACGGATACTTAGAGAAAACTTCAATTGCTTTCCACAAGTACATCTCGGCATTCTCAGTTTCCATGTACTCCCACAAACTCTCACAGGCGGCTTTTCTGACACGAAACAGCCTCCCCTGCTCTGCGTAGAGAGTTGGACTGTCCAGCTTGTAGGCACCTTTTGTGTATGGCAGGTATCCATTCACAGATGCCTTTCCCAGCCCAGTCTCCTCCATGATTTCCTGGATGCTATAGCCTTTATCTTGCAGAGCCTGAATTCTTCGACTCATTGCTGTGCTATAATATTCGGCTGTAATCAGCATCTTGCGAACCTTGATGGGAGTTATCTGCAAGGCATCCGCCACAGACACAATGGTGGGAGCATCTTCTGGACGTTCTTCCCGATCATCAAAGGGTGTACCAAAGAGCTCGACAGTTCTCACCAACAGTTCGTCAATAACCTCAGCTCTGTCATATCCGGGTTTCTTCTTCGGTCGGCCGCGCTTCGCTTTTACGGTGTCAGTCGATTCACACAGTGCATCTTCCGGCATCGGGCGCTTCGGGCCGAAGTCGTTCATTGGGTTTTAGATCATTCTGCTATGCCATTCTTTTATAAGAATGGCTCTTGCTTGAATCTCCTTTCACTGCAAAAATCATGCTTTAGCCGAGATAGGATCTCGTTGCCTGCTGCTCGCCACGAAGAGGCAGCACATCTGAGCAGCGCAGCCATGTGAGCACATGGCTGATTATCCTAAACAGAATGAATTCATTTTATTTATCATCCTTCATTTTCAGAAATTTTTTGAGGAACATCGCATTTCTATCTTTATCTGATAGAATATACTCACCTTTCGGCCACGGATCAGTCTGCCAGATGAACTCTGAATCATACCTCACGGCTTTAGCCGCAGCTCCATAAAAGTCATTATCTACACACCACTGCATCAGGGTGTCATCTTCCAGTGTCAGGTAGCCATGGGCAAATCCACGAGGAATCAACATCTGTTTCTGATTTTCAAAAGAGAGTATCTCGCCGTAAGCATATCCAAAAGTATCTCCCGGTCTGATATCCACGGCAACATTGAAGATTGAACCATGCAGACAGGATACCAGCTTTGCCTGCGCGTGTTCACCCTCTTGGAAGTGTAGTCCACGCAGCGTTCCAGCTTTTTTGCTGAATCCTTGGTTGATCTGAACCACATGGAATTTCTCTGCTGACACAGACAGCCATCCCCGGAAGTCTTCAAATCGTTGTATTTCTATTATTTCCGGCTTGTCTACCATTGCTTTCTGTACTCCCTTGGACTGCTACCTTCTACTTTTCGGAACATCCGACTGAAGTAGTTTGCATCCGCCATTCCTACTGCCGCACCGATTTCATCCACAGTCATGTCCGTAAATCGAAGTAACTGTTTGGCCCTTGTGATCCGCTTTGAGATCAGATAGCTATTGACCGTTGTTCCGTATGTTTCCCTAAAAATTTTGGATAAGTAGAACTTGTTAATGAAGAAGCGTTCTGCCAGATCATCCAGTGTGATTCTTTCTGTATAATGCTCATCCAAATATTCCTTCACGGCTGCCAGTTCCAATCGCTTCCGAGATATCGTCACACTCTCCGGATGCCAGGACTGCTCCATCAGCAATGTGAGCAAAGTCCCCAGCTTCTCATTGATTCGCATATCTCGTATGTAATCAGACGAAGATGCCAGATCGTAGATGTCCGTAAGGAGCGTAGTGAATGGTTTTATATCCGCCGGGTGGAATACAGGGCATCCACCTCGCTCTTTATACTTTTCATATACGGCTGGAAGAGATGGTGCATAGAAGTGACACCATTGGAGCGACCAAAGGTCATCCGAGGTAGAATGGCTATAGGCTTTTCGGCAGTCAATGAACACACATTCTCCTGCTCCCAGTTCATAATCCACACCTTCGTATTTTAGACTGCCTTTTCCAGATAGAACTACAAAACACAAAAAGGAAACCAAGTCAGTTCGGGTAGATGTATGTGGATGGATTGCCTGCAGCGAACCTACTTCTTGCAGATGTAGAAGAGATGTACGAGCAAATGACGATGGCGTATAAAGGATACGGGAAGACTGGACAGAGGATGACTGTGGATTGAATAGTTCGTCCATCTTCTCGTCCTCCTCTCAGTTTTAGGCCTTATCGCTGATTTCGCCGGACCAACGGGCTTTCCGCTCGCCCTTTGGATTCCTTCGTCAGCCTTTTTCTAATTCCTTGTCCTATGTCTTAGGCTTCTATATCAATTTTCCATATATATCTATGCAACGTTGTTTTCTATATTCTTCGTCTGGGTATTTTTGATGGAGCATTCCACCAATCGCCTCCAATAAATCCTTTCCATCATAATGACTATTGACCTTGTCGAGTAATTCAGGCGGAATTTGATACTCTATTGGTTCATCTTGGATTACTATTACACCATCTAAGGTCGTGTATCCTACAAGCGCTTCCTTCAAATCACTAATCGTTGGGAAGATTGTCTTGTTGATACCATCACAATCATACACTGCTTCAAGTTCGGCCTTTGTGAACACAACACTGTGCTTGATCTTTTCAATATAATTTTGAAGTTCGTTAACTCCTTCATTGGGAAAGACTTTCTTTCCACCATCCATCATTTCATAGACTTGCTGCGA